GCAGCGAGCGCCTGAGCGACTGGGAACTCGGCTTCGTGGACTCGCTGCAGCGCCAGCTTGCCGAAGGACGCCGCCCGAGCGCGAAGCAGATCGAGACGCTGGACACCATCTGGGAGCGCGCCACCAAGCGCGGCTGACCATGAAGCCATTGAAGCCCTGCCCGTTTTGCCTGACCGAAGGCGCAAAGCTGATCGAGCTTTGGGACTTGTTCGACGCTGGCATCGTCGCGCACATCCACTGCGAGCACTGCGGCGCGGATGGCCCGTCGATTTACTGCGAGGTAGGCGGCGTGGATGCTGCGCTGTTCCGCGCACGCTCGATGTGGAATGGGCGGGCCGAGTACCTGAAGCCGCCCAACGGTCGAATTCAGACGGGACCGAAGGCGCAGCCGTAGGGCCTCGCCTGGAATGAGGGGTTGTGCTTCACCCATCCGAAGCGCGCAGATCGAGGAACGCAAATGACAGGAGCCGAGAAAGACACGCTGATTGCCCTGGTGGAACAAGGCCCGCTGTGGGACGGAGACGTGCCCAGCAAGGCGGGCCGCGATGCGCTACTGGCACAGGGCTTGGCCGCGCGCGTTGTGGTCAAGGGTGAGGATGGGTGGCAGGCCGCCACCTACGCCGGACGCGATGCCTACAAGGCGCTGTACCCGGGCCCGGACGGCCCTGCGGACACCATTGCCGAAGCCAAGGTGAACCGGCAGACCCGCCGCGCAATTGCAAGCGCTGCGCGTGCCGCGTGAAGCACAACGCTAGGTTAACCGGCTGATGCCGGCGCTACAGGAGTATGCAAATGAGCAGAAGCGACACGCCGGCAGCAGTCCGGGTTGAACCGTCAGTTAGGCGTTACCCGCTGGAGGTGGAGTGCCTGTACACCGACGACACCAAGACGCTGATGAGCAAGGGCCACCATTCGGAGGCCGAATTCCTGAAAGCGTGCGAAGTGTGGAACGGTGGTCCGATGACCGGGTGGGGCAAGGTGCGCCATGTGTGGCTGCGCAACACGCCCGACAGCACCGGCGACTATGAGTTCCGGGTGTGGCCTGCCGAGCCGAACAGCCGAGGCGCCTACCCGGCAACGGAGATGGTGGACGACCCGAGCTATGACCCTGACTGACGAAGATTGCCCGCCGCTGCCGCCCACGCGGATGCGCCACCGTGGCGACAAGATCAACGCGAAGGGCCGCGTGTCGGCGCTGTGCTTTCCGAAGCCGCGCGCGATCGACATGAAGCGCGCCACCTGGGTGATGAGCGACGAGGCCACGACGTGCCCGAAGTGCCGGGCCTTGATCGAGGCCCGCAACAAGACGCCCAACGAAAAGGGTAACCGGCCTGCGTAGGCCGAAGGCCGTAGCGGGTCCGGTTGACCCGCCTGTTAGGCCCTGGTGGCCGGAGCGAGAAGACATGAGCATGTTCGGAAGCATTCGAGGGAGCGCCTACATTGTTTGGTGCCCAGACCGTGGCGCCACCAGAGAAGACGCGCGCCGCATCGTTGCCTACAACCCCGAGAGCGCCGCGACGGCCTGGGCCGAATGGGACGATGCCAGCAGCGCGGACTACACCATTGTTGGCGGCACCGACACTGAGTGCGTGGTCGCAGAGGATCGGGAAGGCTCTGCCGAGTGGCGATTCACTGTCAGCGGCGAATCCGTGCCGAGCTATCGGGCGCGGAAAGCGGCCTAACGACGAATTAACCGGCCGCCCGCTTGGCGGTGGCAACTGAGACGGCCTGTCGGCGGTCCGTTTGAATTTGCTGTTAGGCCCCTGTTTCCGAAGCGAGAGGAACGACGAATGCGAACCTGCGAAGACGGCTGCAATGGGTGCGATGAGTGCACCGACTATGCCGAATACGACGATGAACCACGCGAGCCACCAGAGTTCGGGTGCTGCCTGCCGCCCGGCGAATGCTGCATGCCTGGGCTGCACTTCCCGAGCGAGTGCCACACCGCCGCGGACTACCAAAGGAGGGGCCGATGACCTTCGATGAATGGTGGGACACCAGCAGGCCAGCGATGACGCCAGACACGTTCATGGGCTGGGAGGCATCCTGCCGGCAAGCGTGGTACGCCGCGCGCAAGCATGAGCCCGAGAGCGTGCCCGAGCTGCGCGCCCAGTTGCATACGCTTGGGCTTTGGATTGCCGAGGCGCTGCCCACGCTGGACACGGTAGAGCCTGAGTGCAGCACCGAGGCCGAGCTACTGACGGCGCTGATCCGCAGGGGCGAAATGCTCGTGCTGGCTTCGCTGGCGCGTGGTGGGGCCTTGGGGCCTAACGCAGAGCTAACCGGGGGAAGCGGCTTGCCGCTGACCTCCGGTTGAGCGCAGAGGTAACCGGGCGCCCGCGATGAATGCCCCGGAGCGCGCCAACCTTTCGGCGCTCCGGTTCACTGACCTGTTAGGCCCTGTGGCCGGAGCGTGATGAAGATGGCGAACCTAGAACTTGCAGCGGCCTTCGGCGCCGCAGATGCCGCAAAGGAGCAAGACCTACGCGGCTACTACCCGATGGCCGCCCGCGTACTCGCCGACGAGGTGAGGCGGCGAAAAGCCGGGCAAGACGCGCTTGACGAGCTGGTGGCGAAGACAGGCGAGCTGATTCAGCACCTGCAGAAGACTGGCCGGCTGGCGCCGTGCTTCAACCTGCCCGCGCTGGACAAAGCCCGCGAACTGACAAGGGAGGCTTGACAGATGGACGACCCGAACATGCACGCCTACGGCGACGAGCACTACTGGGACGACCGCGACGAGCCGTTCGATGAGCCGACGTGCGAGCGTTGCCACGGCGACGGCATGGACCCTTGGGTTGACTACCTGATGCCGTGCCCACTGTGCCAATGGGAGCAGCCATGAACTGGCTGAAGCAACTTTTCTGCGCGCACCGCTACGAGTGGATGCGCAACATCTACGGCGATGAGATCAACCTCAGTGGCGGCAAGCGCTCGCTGTGGGGCTGCGCCGAGTGCGGCAAGGTCCAGGCGCGCGACGACCTGCACCACGATGGCGACCTGCGCGGCATTGCTGGCCCGCTGCCTGAGCGCGGGTGGGATTGATGGGGCCTAACGCAGCGTTAACCGGGCAACCCCTCGAAAGGAATACCGATGACCAGTGAAGAAACGCCGGGGGCGCTCCGGTTGAACACCCAGTTAGGCCAAGGCTCCGAAGCGCGCGAGATGGCCGCATTCGTGGCTTGGGCTGTGAAGAAGTACGGCCAGCACGCCTACCGCCACACCAGTGCAACCAGCGGCGAGTGGGCTGCGTGGCAGGCCGCGACGATGAGAGAACGCGAACGCTGCGCCAAGATTGCCGAGACGGTGCACCCGCACTGGACGCACATTGCGCGAGCCATCCGTGAGGACCAGCCATGAGCGACAAGGATTGGGTTTTGGTTCCGCGCGTTCCGACCGATGCAATGGTCGAAGCCATCTGCGCGGCTGTGGCGCAAGCCGACTGGCCGCAAGCGTACTTTGAGCCGGCCCAGCAGAGACGCCGACGCGATGCCCGACTTGCTTGGCTGGAAGCGGTTGCGGCAGCGCCGAGCAAGGATGGCCAGCGCGGAACCCAAAGCGTAGGCGTTTTGCTGGATGCACAGCGACGACTAGAAAAGTGTCCGACCGGCAAATGCGACGACCCTGCGCGCGACTGCTACGGCAGCGGATGCTTGAGCGACGAGCCACAGAGCGCCGTGGCCGCCGCCTATGGTGGCCTTGTGCAGACGCCGCAGGGCTGATGGGGCCTAACGCTAGATTAACCGGCCCGAAACGGCCGCTACAGGAGTATGCAAATGGCACAGAGTAACCCGGCCGTTTTGGGTCCGGTTGAATCGTCAGTTAGGCCCCACGCACTGGCGGTGGAATGCCTTTACACCGACGACACCAGGACGCTGATGAGCAAAGGCCACCAAGACCCGGCCGCGTTCATAGCTGCGTGCGAGGAGTGGAACGGCGGCCCGATGACTGGATGGGGCAAGGTGCGCCATGTGTGGCTGCGCAACACGCCTGACAGCACTGGCGACTATGCATTCCGGGTGTGGCCTGCCGAGCCGAACAGCCGAGGCGCCTACCCGGCAACAGAGATGGTGGACGACCCGAGTTATGACCACGACTGAAGACCGCGAGAAGCTGGGCCTGGCCCTGTGTCCGTTCTGCGGCGGGACAGCCCGCTTCGGCAAGTGCGTGCCAGGCGAGCAGGAGGGTGAGAACGACGGCGCGGAGTACGTCGAGTGCTGCGACTGCGGCGCCAGTACGTGCCTTGTGTTCCCGCTGATGGACAGCGCAAAGCAGGTGCTGCGCGACATGTGGAACCGCAGAACAGGCGCGCGCAATGAAGGTTGAACTGACCAAGGAGTGGTGCATGAACATGGCGAAGATTGAAGAACGGGCGGCCGAACTGCACGAAGGCTGCGGGATGCCGATGGAGCAAGCGCGCGAGCTGGCCAAGAGCGAGGCGACGCCTGCGCCGAACATGACGGCTGACGACCTGATGCGCCTGATTTGCCGCTACACCGAAGCCTGCGACGACCTGGGCACCGGCCTGTATGAGCAAACCGCAGCCGAGACTGACGCGAAGCACGGCAAGGCCGTGTTTCTGCACGGGCAGATTTTGGCCGAGGTGTACCGGCTGCACGCTGAAGCTGGCGAAGCGCATCGCCTGCGGGAATCCGAAAGGGCGCTGGTCGCCGTACTGCGCGATGAGATGGACGAGGGCCTGAGACTGCGCGAGTTGGGTGGCGCCCGGCCGGACGAGGGGATCACGGCCATGACAGAGCGCATCGTCGCCGAGAACGCGCAGCTACGCGCCCAGCTTGCCACGTTCACGCCGCTTCGCGCGAAGGGCGTTGTTGACGCCGACGACAACCTCGACTGCTGGGACACGAACCCCTACGAGATTTGCACGCGGCACGTTGCGGCGCTGAACGAGAAAGACCCGGCTGCGATGTGGCGCGTGGTGGACCTGTACGCGGTGGACTTGAGGCCTAACGCAGAGGTAACCGGGTGACGCCCATGACCAAGCAACGCACGCACAAGCCGGTTGCCGGCGGCACTCCGGTTGACCGACCTGTTGGGCGGCTGGTGAACGAAGCCACGGACACCAGCGGGCCGCGTGGCACCTACGGCTGCGCCTGCGCGCACCACGACGGCAGCATGTGCGCCTGGATTCGCTACGGCGGCGATGGCCCCGAAGACCCGTGTGAGTGCTTGTGCCACGGATGGCAGGAGGACGAAGATGACTACTTGGGCTGACGAGTACGTGACCCTGCTGGAAGACTGCGAGAAGCGCAGCGAGCGCCTGAGCGACTGGGAACTCGGCTTCGTGGACTCGCTGCAGCGCCAGCTTGCCGAAGGACGCCGCCCGAGCGCGAAGCAGATCGAGACGCTGGACACCATCTGGGAGCGCGCTACCAAGCGCGGATGACGCCATGCACGTTGAACTGCAAATGGACCTTGCGCTGTTGCAGCGCGCGGTGAAAGCAGAAACCGAGGCCGCGCTGCTGCGGGCTGCGCTTGACGCCGAAACGGCGCGCTGGGAGGACGCCATGCGCCTGACTTGGCAGATGGTGGACCCGCTGAAGCCGGCCGGCAGCCCCGGCAGCTACGCACGAGGCCAGGACAGCGGAATCGTGGCCGCGCTGACAACACTGCGGGCGAACCTGAAGACGCCCAACGTCGGCGGTAACCGGCTTGCGCCCACACAGGAGCAACGATGAACGACACCCTTGCCGGCGCAAGTCCGGTTGACCAACCAGTTAGGCCCCGCGAGGTGCCGCTGCCGGGCGGCTTGCGCTTGACGGTGACAGAACGGTGCGAGTTGTACGACTGGCGCGATGCGTGCGTGGCGGAAGCGGAAACCGCAGCCCGCATGGCTGGCGTGCATTCGGTCCAGGAACAGACAGCAGTGATCGTGCGTGCCGCGCTGGAACTGCTGGAAGCCGTGGAAGGCTGCGAAGCATTCCCGCCCGAGAAGATGGCCGCGTTTCGGCGCGTCTTCGGGGCCTAACGTGTTTTAGGCGACTCGCATGCGATCTGCATACATAAACCGCCGAAGCATCGCCCAGCGCGCACGCCGCGACGCCGAGGCCGAAGCCAAGCCGATCCGTCAGGGTCCGCCGCAGATGCCGCACGGCGCGGTCATCGGCCGCATCGTAATTGAGTACCACGGCCAGCGGGTCGAAGTCGAACTGCTGCAGGCCGGCGAACGCTGCCGCAGCCATGGCGTCAGGATCGACGGCGCGATGGAGCCCACGATGATGGGCTTGTACGCGGCAGCGGCCAAGGCCACGGCCAGGCTCGCCCGCGTGCCCAGCCGGCGGTCTGACTTCTGGGGCTGAATCGGGCCGCTACCACACTTTTCCATCCTTCGGCTACACTGCGCCCTGCCCGCGCAGGTATCCGTAGCCGGGCGAATCCCACGAGGTGGCGCTGGCCACCCTTCAGCCCGGCGGCTCTGCTGCCTGATTGCGGTTCCGACCCGCACTAGCTGATGGGATTGCTTTGCCCTAAATTCCCCCGACGCCCGCACCTAGCGGGCGTTGTCGTTTCTGCGCGAGGTGCTGCCGATGGCTGAAGAGGACACGGCGCCAGCGCCGCTTGAGGGCCGTCGCCGGTCAAAAATCCGGTGGGATCCGACCATCAACTTGGGCCATGTGCTCACTTTTGTCGGATTCGTGAGCACCGGTGCGGTTGCGTACTTCGACCTGCGCGAGCGGCTGGCCGTCCAGGAGGTGCGCGTGTCCACGATCGAGACCGAGGGCAAGGCCGCGGCGGCGCGGTTTTCCGAGACGCTGCGTGAGGTGCGAGACGACGTGCGCGAGGTGCGCAGGGGCGTCGAAGACCTGAGTCGGAGGCGCTAACCATGACGATGAGCTCGTGGCGGGCCGAAGACCCGACCAAGCCGGGTGTCTACATGACCCGCACCCGCGGCACGTGGTGGGGCCTGTGGCGCCACTGGACTGGCCTGTGGTGGTCGACTGGCTACTGGACGCGCAGCGGGTGCTTGCGGGCGGTCGAAGACTTCGCGGCCGAGGGCGCCATCATGCCGCGCGCCGAGCAGCGCATTGTCGACTGGCGCGAGGTGCTGTGATGGCAGAGTTCGGGCCTGCGTTTGACCGCGTTTTGCTCAAAGAGGGCGGATACAAGCTGACAAACAACCCAGCGGACCGGGGTGGGCAGACATACGCCGGGGTGTCCAGGCGGTGGAATCCAGGCTGGCCGGGTTGGGCGTACGTCGACCGCGGGGAGACGCCGCCGACGCCTCTGGTGCGTTCCTTGTACCGCGAGAAATACTGGGACGTCATGCGGCTTGACGAAGTGGCGCATCAGTCAATCGCCGACTCGCTATTCGAGTTCGGCGTCGTGGCTGACCCGCGCGTGTCGGCCAAGCTCGCGCAAATCGTCATTGGGCTGGCGCCAGACGGCGTGGTCGGCCCCAAGACGCTGGCCGCACTCAATGGCATGTCATCGCCCGATCTGTTCCTGGCGCGGTTTGTCGTGGCCAAGATTGCGCGCTACAGGGACATCGTGACCAAGGACGCAAGCCAGCGGGTGTTCCTGCTGGGTTGGATCAATCGAGCATTGGAGGGCGCGCTGTGAATCCGCTCATCGCCCCCATTGTTGAGACAGTCGGGCGCGTTGCCGACGACCTGTTCACCTCTGACGAAGAACGCATGTCTGCGCAGTTGGAGTCCGACAAGATCGGGCTCGAAGCAGCGCGCATCGACGCGGACCTCATCAAGGGGCAGCAGGAGATCAACAAGATCGAAGGCGAGCACGCGAGCGTGTTCGTCGCAGGGTGGCGCCCAGCGATCGGCTGGGTCGGCGTCGTTGCGCTGGCGTACCAGTTCATTTTGTACCCGCTCCTGACGTGGGCCTGGGCATGGCTGCAGGCTCAGGGGTGGGTGAGCGATGCCGTCAAGGCGCCGCCGTTGCTTGACGTTGAGGCGCTGATGGTGCTGCTGACTGGCATCTTGGGCATCGCCAGCGCGCGGACGTACGAGAAGGTCAAGGGCGTCTCGCGGTGAACGACCACGTCGCCAGATGCCGCCCATGAACCATGTCGCCAACCGCCGAAACGCTGCTCTGGACTGCATCCCTGATCCTGGCTGCCATCGGCATGGGCTGGGTGATGATGGAGTTCAGCTTGCTGCGCCGGGAGATGATGCGCGTGGAGGCCGAGCGCCGCAGCCTGGACTACCAGCTCATGCGGGCCTGCACCAAGTTCGAGGCCGAGCGCCAGGATCTGCAGCAGGCGCTACTGCGCAGCCGGGCCAAGCGGGTCGACCTGGCGACCGAGGTGGCGCGCTTCAAGGCGGCACTGGTCGAGGCGCTTGACCTGCTGGTCGCCTATCGCCAGTTCGGCGGATCAGACCCGGAGGCGACGCTGGCCCGGTTGCGAGACGATGTGAGTCAGTTTGGTCACCTGCTGGATGATCCCGAGTGACCACCCAGAAAAGACAAAGGCCCCGGAGCGATCAACTCCGGGGCCCGTCCAGCGCTTGTGAGTGGATGCCACCGTATCCCCAGCCCAGCATCACGGGTGACCCGGGCCGCTAAGCCCTTCTGTGCAGCGCGGCTGCACGGGTTTCACTCTGTGCGCGCACTGTAGCGCAGAAACAACAAGAGCGCAATACGAGGCCTCGCATGAGTACAAACCCTATCACCCGACTGGAGTCGGACTCCACCCGTGGCTGAGAAACAGGCGAAGCTCAGGAAGCTGACGCCCAAGCAGGCGCGCTTCGTGGATGAGTACCTGATCGACCTCAACGCCACGCAGGCTGCGGCACGCGCCGGCTACAGCAAGCACACGGCCAATGAGCAAGGTTCTCGCCTGTTGGCCAATGTTAGTGTTCACTTCGCTTTGACTGCGGCGATGAAGGCGCGCGAGAATCGCACCCACATCACGCAGGACCGGGTGCTGCAGGAGCTGGCCCGCCTGGCGTTCTCCGACATCCGCAAGGCGTTCAATGACGATGGCACGCTGAAGTTGCCGAAGGATCTGGACGATGACACGGCCGCCGCGCTGGCGGGCATCGACACCACCAGCACATCGTCTGGCGATCGCGAGGATCCGGCCACGCTGCTGACCAAGAAGGTCAAGATCGTCGACAAGAACGGCGCCCTGACCCTGGCCATGCGCCACCTGGGCATGCTCAACGACAAGCTGCAGATCGACGCGCCGATGGTGCGGATCAAGGACTACACGGGCCGCTGATGCAGCCCGAGGTGGAGTTCCAGTACCGGCCGCAGGGACCGACGCTGGATCGGTACATCGCCAGCCGGTTGCAGCGCGCGTTCATCTGCGGCCCGCTCGGGTCGAGCAAGACCAACGCCTCGTGCTGGAAGGCGTTCAGGATCATGTGCGGCCAGGCGCCCGACCGGCAGAAGGTGCGCAAGACGCGCCTGGTGGCCATCCGCAACACCTACCCGGACCTGCTGGGCACGACGGCCAAGGACTGGCTGGAGATGTTCGGCGACCTCGGGCGCTTCACCAAGGGGAACATGGAGCCGCCGGCCCACGCGCTGCGGTTCAACCTCGAGGACGGCACCGCGGTCGAGTCCGAGATGATCTTCCTGTCGCTGGACCGCGAGGAACACGTCCGCAAGCTGCGCGGCATGCAACTCACCGCGGGCTGGCTGAACGAGACCAAGGAACTGCCGTTCAGCGTGGTGCAGATGCTGGACCTGCGTGTCGGCCGCTACCCGCAGGAGGTCGAGCCAACCTGGTACGGCATCTTCGGCGACACCAACGCGCCGGACACCGACCACTGGTACTACCGGCTGGCCGAAGAGGATCGCCCCGAGGGCTGGGACTTCTTCCGGCAGCCCGGCGGCCTGGTGCGCGCCAACCCTGACGCGCCGTGGGTCGAGAACCCGGACGCGGAGAACATCAACAACCTGCCGCGCGACTACTACGTCAAGGGCGCGCAGGGCAAGGACGAGGACTGGATCAAGGTCAACCTGGCCAACGAGTACGGCTTCGTCAAGGACGGCAAGCCGGTCTACCCGGACTACCGCGACGCCACGCACTGCCGCGAGTTCGATCTCGTCAAGGAGCTCGGCCTGTACATCGGCCTGGACTTCGGCCTGACGCCCGCGGCGCTGATCGGTCAGAAGACCGCCATGGGCCAGTGGCGCATCCGGCGCGAACTGGTCACCGAGGACACGGGCGTGGTGCGCTTCGCGGGCGAACTAAAGCTGTTCCTGGCCAAGCACTTCCCGGGCTGGCCCATCCGCTCCATCACGGGCGACCCGGCCGGCGACCAGCGCCAGGCCGGCGACAACGAGGAACGCACGGTCTTCCAGATCCTGAAGGCCAACGACATCGACGCGGAGCCGGCCTACACCAACGACTTCAGCATCCGCACGGAGGCCTTCTCTTCGCCCATGCGCCGGCTGATCGACGGTGACCCGGGGCTACTGATCCACCCGGACTGCAAGGTCACCCGCAAGGGGCTGCAGGGCGGCTACGCCTTCAAGCGGTTGAAGGTGTCGGGCGACGAGCGCTACCGCGACGCACCGGACAAGAACCACTTTTCGCACCCGTGCGAAGCCGGCCAGTACATGGTCATGGGCGGCGGGGAAGGGCAGATCGTGACCACCAAGACCACGGGCAAGGAGCGGGAAGCCGCCGCCGCCTACCGAAAACTCATGGGCTACGACTGATGAACCTCAACGCACGCCCCATCAAACCGCTGGACGACCATGCGCCCGTCACCCGGGACCACGCCAGCAAGGGCTACAGCCTGGGCGCGCTCGAGGCGCTGGTGGACAACTGCAACAACCAGCCCAGCGACTGGCGCTGGCGCGGCGACCGGGCGCACGCGTACTACGACATTGGCCGGCAACTCACACCAGAGCGCGAAGCCGAAATCCGGCGCGACTGGAAGATCGAGCCGCGTCAGACCAACCTGATCCACGGCGTCATCAACGGGGTGCTGGGTCAGGAGGCCAAGGCCCGCTCCGACGTGACCATCGAGGCCGACGACGACGACTACCAGGACACGGCCGACGTGCTGAGCAAGGCCCACAAGGAGGCGCAGCGCGAAACCAACTGTGACATGGCCGTCAGCAATGCCTACGGCGGCCAGGTCAAGGGGGGCATCGGCTGGGTCGAGGTGAGCAAGGCGGTCGACCCGCTGGACTACAGCATCCGCGTGCAGGACATCGACCGCCGCGAGATCTTCTGGGACTGGGAGGCGAAAAACCTGGGCCTGAGCGACGCCCGCTGGCTGGTGCGCCGCAAGTGGATGGACCTGGACGAGGCCGTGGCCTGGATGCCCGAGCACCGACGCATCCTGACGCAGGCCGTCACCGGCTGGGACATGACCATGCTGCCAGACGACCACGAGAGCACGCTCTACCGGGCCTACACCAACGAGCGGCGCACGCGGATCCAGCGCGACGAGTGGTGCGACAGCGCACGCAAGCGCATCAAGCTGTTCGAGGTCTGGTACAGGGTGCCTGCCGTGGTGCCCGTGCTGCATGTCGGGCCCGGCAAACGGGTGCAGTACGACGAGGCCAACCCCTTGCACGTCATGGCGCTCAAGCGCGGCGTGGTCAAGGTGACCATGGCCACGACCCGCCAGGTGCGCATGGCGCTCTTCGCCGGCCCGCATCGGCTGCTGGACGTGGCCACCACGCGCCGGCACTTTCCGTACATCCCCTTCTTCGGGTTCCGGGACGACTACGACGCCAGCCCCTACGGTCTGATTGAGGGAATGATCAGCCCGCAGGACGAGTACAACGAGCGCCGCCAGATGATCAACTGGATGCTCAAGGCGCGGCAGATCTACATGGACTCCGACGCGCTGGACGCCGAGTACAACAACATCCACGACGTGGCGCGCGACGCGATGCGCCCGGACTTCAGGGTCATCCTGAACCCGAATCGACGCCGCGATGCGGGCCTGGTGATCAAGAACGATCTGACCTTGCAGAAGGAACAGATCGACGTGATGCAGGACGCCAAGCAACTGATCCAGGAGGTGCCCCGGATCTACAGCACGCAGCTCGGCAACGCGCCCAGCGGGGTGACGTCTGGCATCGCCATCAACAGCCTGACCGAAGCCGGCGCGGTGGCGATGGGCGAGCTCAACGACAACTACCGCTACGCCCGGCGCCTGGTCCACGAGCAGATGCTGGACCTGATCATCGAGGACTACCTCGAGGAAAACATGCGCGTGGTGATGGGCTCTGGCGACTCCAAGCGCGTGATCGTGCTCAACGCATGGGATCCGCAGACCGGAGCGCCGATCAACCGGGTCAAGGACGCGCCGATCAAGGTGGGCCTGTCCGAAGTGCCGTCGAGCCCTGCCTTCCGCATGCAGGAGCAGCAGCAACTGGCCGCAATGATCCAGGCGCTGGGCACGAACCCGCAGGCCATGAACATCCTGGCCCCGGCCTACATCGAAGGGTCGAGCCTGAGCGATCGCAAACGCATCGCCGACGACCTGCGCCGGGCCACTGGGCAGCCGGTGTCGGGCGATCGCAACCAGCAGGCCCAGGCGCAGCAGCAACAGCAGCAGATGCTGAAGCAGCAGCAGGCCGCGGCGCAGGCCAAGGAGCAGGCCGAAGCGGCAGAGGCCGCCAGCAAGGTGAAGCTCAACAAGACCGCGGCCGTGCTGAACATGGCCCGGGCCCGGCAACTGGGCGACGAGACCAAGCTGCGCGCAATGGAGATGGCCAAGCCCCAGGAAGCGGCCAACGACGAGGACGCGCTGATCAACGATGCCCTGGCCGAGGCCAGGCAGCCCATGGCGCGCTGACCGCGACTTTGGTGCGGTCGTTGCGAGCGACCGCACCAACCTGAACTGAATCTCCCGCGCAGGCGCCGGCCCTGCGCAGTGGAGTACACGCCGGCACCCCCTCCGACCTGCATTTCATCGCACGGGTCGGCTGCGGTATCCACGCGATGGTGACGACCTGAGCCAGCCCCGGAGCAATCCGCAGGCGGGCTCTGTCGTTTTCGGACCCATCCGACAACTGGGACGAGGAAGCATTGCCCAACCTGTACGAACTGGACCCCGACTCCGAGGAGTTCGAAGCCGCAGTCATCGCGGCCCAGAACGCCGAGGACGAAGCCACTGGCAACACCGAGGCCACTCCCGACGACGAACCCGAGGGCGAAGCGCAAGCAGTCGCCAAGGAAGAACCCGCCGAGCCGGCCGCGGAAGCCGCGTCAGAACCAGCAACCCCGCCGGCCACCGAGCCGGCCGAGCCCGACAACGGCGCCATCGCCGGCATCCTGAGCGCGGACGGCAAGCGTGTCTTGCCCTACGTGGCCCTGAAAGCCGAGCGGCGCGCGGCCAACCACGAGCGACGCCTGCGGGAAACCGCCGAGCGCGAACGTGACGAGGCCCTGCAAAGGATCGAGGATCTGAAGGCTGGCAAACAGCCCGAAGAAGCCGACCCCGGCTTGTCCGAGGAAGACCTCGAAGACCTGAAGTTGATCGGACCGGCCGGCGAGAAGGCCGTGGCCAGGCTGCGCGCCGCAGAGGAACAGCTCTCCAAGCTGAAGCCCGCTGCAGCCGAGCCAGAGGCCGAGCCGGAAGACCCCCAGCAAGCCGCCCGCGAAGCCACGCAAGAGGACATCGACTCGATCCCTCTGCTGCTTTCGTGGCAGGCCGCAGACCCCGAGAAGTTCGGGCGCGCGGTGGTGCTGGACAACGCGCTCAAGACCTCGCGCAAGTGGGCTGACAAGCCCCAGGCCGAGCGCTTTGCGCACGTCACCAAGCTGGTCGCTGACGAGTTCGACATCCCGTTCGAGCAAGCCCCTCGCACCACCACGACACCGACCCGGGCCGACACCCAGGAAGTCCTGAAGAACGCGGCGCGAGATGCGCCCAACACCCTCAGTGACTTCAAGGGCGGCGCCGCTGATCAGTCCGAACTCCGCATCGACAAGATGGCCCCGGCGCAAGCGCTGGCACGCATGTCGAAGATGACGGACGACGAACTGGAGCGGCACCTGGCCAGGTCGGGTTGAACAACCCCATCTGATCCCAAGGACGTTTCACCATGTCTCAGACCTCTGTCGCGGCCGGCTCGAACCTGGCCCTCACGCAGCAATCCGTTGGGCTGACCGCCCAGATCATCCGGGCCCCCGGCAACCTCAACGCGATGACCGGCCCCGCGCCGGACATCAACGACCTCGAGAAGAACCTCCGCACGCAGACCGATGCGGGCATGCCCTTCGTGCGCATCACTGACCTGAGCACCGACCCCAAGGGTGACAAGGTGACCGTCGATGCGTTCAACGTCACGGGCGGCAAGCCCGTGATGGGCGACCGCAACGCGGAAGGCCTGGGCAAGCCGCTGACGAACAGCTCGTTCAACGTGCTGATCGACCTGGCGACCTTCAACGTGGATGCCGGTGGCAAGATGTCCAGGCAACGAACTCGTCACGATCTGCGCCGCATCGCACGGGCCGAGGCGAAAGCCTACTTCCCGCGCTTCGTGTGGCAGCGGGCTCTGGTGCATTGTGCCGGCGCTCGTGGCTCGCAGGTTGGTTCCTCGTGGGATGTGCCGCTGTCCACCGATGCCGACTTCGCCGACATCATGGTCAACACCGTGCTGGCGCCGACGTACAACCGCCACTACGTGGTGAACGGCGCGGGCCTGACCCAGGGCGGCGCGCAACTGGCCTCGATCGCCACGACCGATGACTGGACGCTGGGCAACCTGGACGCGCTGTCGCTGATCCTGGACAACATGGAGACCAAGATCCCGCCTCCGCGGATCTCGGGCGACATGCAGGCCTACGACGCGCCGCTCAAGGGCATCCTGATGATGCCCCCGGGCGCCTACAACCAGTTGATCACCGACGTGTCTTCGTCGACCAGCAACCTGCGCGCCTTCCAGGCCGCGGTGCAGGATCGCCAGAAGTACACCAAGGACTCGGCTGTGTTCATGGGCGAGTGCGGCATCTGGCGCGGGCTGCTGGTGAAGAAGATGGATCACACCATCCGCTTCGCCCCGGCCGCATCGGTGGCGCACGTCACGGCAGCCAACAAGCTGACCGCGACCGAGACCAACGTGACGGTGGCCGCTCTGGGTGGCACCCACCACGTCGAGCGCTCGATCATGCTGGGTGCGCAGTCCCTGGCGCGCTGCGAAGGTGCATCGAACAGCGGCGTCCAGGCCGCGATCATCGAGAACACCTACAACGCCGGCCGCAACTACGAGTACCTGTGCGAGTACATGGGCGGCGAAGCGAAGTTCCGCTTCTCCTTCCCCAACGAGGCGGGTGACCCGGAGCCGACCGACAACTGCATGGTCATCGATTGCGCGGTCATCAACTGATCGGCCGCTACAGCAACCCCTGAGTGACGCGGGCCTCGATCAAACGAGGCCCGCACTGCTTTCAACCTTCGAGGAAATCTCATCATGGCTCAATACAAAGGCCTCCGTCTGTCCGGCGACAAGTCTGCATTCATGCAGGGCTTCGGCAACGCGGTCAACCTGTACGACAAGACCGAGGTCATCACCGCGCTGCTGGCGCTGACCGATACGGTGGACCTGATCCGCCTGCCCGGCGGCATCTTGCTGACCGAACTGGAGACGTGGAACGCCGACCTGTGCACCAGCAACACGCTGGCGGTTAAGGTCGGCTACCGCAAGGCGAACTCGCAGAGTTCGCTGGCGGCTGTCGACGACCACTTCGGTTCGGCGCTGACCAACTTCCAGGCCGCCGTGCTGTCGTCGGTGCGCACGAAGTACACCTTCGAGCCGCTGACGTTCAACGAGGACGTGATCGTGTTCCTGACGGTGACGACCGCCGCCACAGGCGCGGCCATCACCACCGGCACGATCAGCACGATCGCCCGCGGCATCGCGCGCGGCATCAAGTGACCTGACGGTTGTCTCCTCCTGCGCCTTCGGGTGCCGGTGCCGGGGCGC